CGCTCCAATAATACAAAAAATGATAAATAGTGTTGAAAGGTATGACCCCTTCATTACACACATACAGGAGAATTTATGTCTAAAGTACTATTTGTGTTAAAACGTAAAGCTGATTTTAACAGTGATAAAGATAGCCGACACATAGGATTAAGTACAGGATTATATAATTCTGCGTCATTTGTGAATCAAATGCTCTATGACATGGGCATAGAATCTAATTTAGAAGTTGTCATAGACAACAATTCTATTGACAGGGTAGTTACCCAACACCGGCCCACACATGTTATCATAGAAGCACTTTGGGTAGTGCCAGAAAAATTTGAGATATTGCAAAGACTACATCCTAATGTAACTTGGATCCTCAGGCTTCACAGTGAGATTCCATTCATGGCAGGTGAAGGTATGGCAATGGATTGGATCGGAGAATATTCCAAGATCAAGAATATGATCATATCGGTCAATTCACCCCGGATGTTGAGAGAAGTCGGTTTATATCTCAAAGCGATGCACAGTTGGACTGAAGCCGAGGTTAATAAAAAGTTAATCTATCTTCCTAATTACTATCCGCAAGAATACAAGCAAACTAGGAATATAGATAACACTAAGCCTCATGTTGATGTCAGTTGCTTTGGTGCAGTGAGACCATTAAAAAATCACTTGTTGCAAGCGATTGCAGCCGTAGATTTTGCAGAACGTATTGGAAAAAAATTAAGATTTCATATCAATTCGGGAAGGGTTGAGATGAATGGTCAACCAGCTCTTCGCAATCTAGAAGGACTGTTTGTTCACTTATATGAACGTGGGCATCGTTTAGTCAATCATGAATGGAAACCCAGAGAAGAATTCCTAGAGGTTTGTGCCGACACAGATATAGGAATGCAATGCAACTTCAGCGAGACCTTTAATATAGTAGGTGCTGATCTTATTAGTCAAGGTGTACCGCTAATAGGAACTAAAGAGATTCCTTGGCTATCATGTGGGCAGGCAGATCCAACTGACAGTAAAAATATCGTGAATCAATTAGAAGAGGTCTATTATTCTCCCGGCGTCAACGTAGAATCAAATCAGACAAGTCTAACTAAATATACGAATAAAACTGCTAATATATGGAAACAAGTATTTGGAAAAAGGAAATTGAGATATGAGCGGAAAATTTTACGTACGGGTACTTGATAGAGGCGGCGAAGAACTTGTGATTGATACCTTTGAATTCAATAATCGCCGGGATGCAGATAAGTTTGCTAGAGAGTATCATCGTCTTCATAGATGCTGGATCAAGATTTATAATGAGTTCCAAGAATTGATCGAAGAGTTGATTGAGTGGATAGAAGACCACGAACCATACGCATAAACAATTTAGGAGAGTTGCCAGAGTGGCCGAATGGGCTGGTTTGCTAAACCATTGTACCCCTTCAAGGGTACCGAGGGTTCGAATCCCTCACTCTCCGCCAAACATTGAGTGGATATTATGATCAACTACAAAGAACTTGATGAAGATTTTTTGAATTTTGGTATTCAAAAAATAAATTACAAAGAATTGTTTGACTCAAACATTACAACTCCTCATTTCTGGATTGACCAAAAAGTGGAAGATATCTTTACGCCGGAAGGCCTAGATTTTTTTGCACAACGACAGATTAAGCTGCGTGAAACTACTAGAATTTTTAAATTGAAGTCAGGAATCACTTCTTTGATTCATATTGACAGCGAATATTATGACGCTGCTCTAAACTTTGTGGTTGAAGGAGACGGAGAGATGCAATGGTGTGAAGTAGACGGGCCTGCAATAGAAGGTAATTACACGCAAAGCAACTCTTCTGCTGGAAGTTACAAAGCCTTTACCGATTACACAAATCTTACCATAATAGAAAAATGGAATGGTAAATGTGCAGCAGTCAATATCAGTGTCCCGCATCGTATGATAGGCGGAAACCAAGACAGGTATTGCATAAGTGTGCGTACAGCCCAGGATCAATTTTTTAAGGATGTAATTGAGTTGATATGAACTTTGAAATAGACCCAGAATTTATAACATCCATCCCTGTAGTGACAGAGTATCATCGTGCTAAGGATCCTGCCAACCCAACTCCAGAAGAATTTATGGCTATCATAAAAGATGGCCCTATCATAGGAACCTCTTACTCAACGACAGATCATCCTGAATACGCTAAGTTAAGGGATCGTCTTGAAAAGACCGGATACATCAAGACTGAGCGTAGTTGGTGGAATGGCGATCGGGTCCTAAAAAGATTCACATTGAATGGAGTCCCGTTCAAGAAAAATGATCAATTTAGTTGTGCAGGTGCGATGAGGCATCATCTAGAATACAAAAGAAAATATAAATAGACATTCACACACAGGAGAAAAAATGAATAAGACAAATTTACCAGTTATTTTGGGCGCGAGTTTTGTACTATTTGCAATAGTAGCGAACATCTATATCACTTATATGAATTTTAAGCACCCCGAGTGGATGCTGGTTCCCTACGCAACATTTACCGTAACATAATTAAAAAAACGTTTGACATCTGTATCCGTATTTGCTATATTGAATCATAGAGATTGAATGTAACGAAGGGACGCTTCTCATGACGAACAAGCCGATCTACAATCTGAGCAAGGATATTGAGTGGGGCAAGACCGTTTGGGTTCTCTATACTGCAAACTCTAGCCCGTTCGGTCGTTATTCGACCAAAGCAGCAGCTCTTGCTGACGCTCGTGTGTATGGATTGAAAGTACAAGTTACCGAATTTCCACGCAAATTTAACTCCTTCGCATACTAAAAAATAACGCACTGGTGGCAGATTGGGAATGCGGTGGACTGCAAATCCGTTCCGAAAGGGTAGTAGGTTCGATTCCTACCCAGTGCTCCAGATAAACAAGTCGGTACCGATTGAAGTCACCTGATGACATAGGGCGGATCGGTTAAAAGAATGCATGTGTGACTGCCGATACATTATGGGAGATTAGCTCAGTTGGTTTAGAGCGTTCGGCTGATAACCGGAAGGTCACTGGTTCGAGTCCAGTATCTCCTACCAATTCTAAGGGTGCGTAGCTCAGTGGAAGAGCCCCTGACTTTTAATCAGGTGGTCGTCGGTTCAACTCCGACCGCACCCACCAATTTTTGAAAGTGAAGATAACATCGGCAATGATTTGAAGGCACTAAAAACGTTTACTTAATGATGGGATAGCTCAGTGGTAGAGCGTCACGTTGCCAACGTGAATGTCGAGGGTTCGACCCCCTTCATCCGCTCCAAAATTTTAGACGATACTATATGAAAAAATACCGGGGACGGCATATAGTATTATACATGATGAACTGCTGGTAAAACCGATAAATGCTAATCCAGCTGTGCAGGACTCATGTGTCTAGAAGTTAATGCGGAACTGCTTTGATGAGCCGCGCCTAAATAAATGTTACGCAATCAACATTTAGTTTTAAGTAGTAGATGACGTATAAATAACTTTGTAGATTCTAATCTATTAGACATCAAAGGAGACATCAATGTCAGCTATTATAAACTTCTTCAATGCTAACAAGCCATACTTTGTAGCATTACTTACCGCTGTCGCAGCCGGCCTTCAAGCGTTGGGATATTCTATTCCAGCATTTGTATACACACTGCTTGCCGCATTCGGAATCAGCGTTGTACATGCATCAATCCAAACCGCAGCCACGAACGCTGCATCTAACGCGGCGCCAACTCCGGCAGCAAAGAAGTAATATAACGCGGGATAGAGAAGAGAGTCATCTCACTTGGCTCATAACCAAGAGACCGCCGGTGCGAATCCGGCTCCCGCACCCAATCTAGAAAATAGGGACCCTTAGTCCCTATTTTTTTGCGGCATTAGCATAGTGGTAATGCTCCAGCCTTCCAAGCTGATTAGAAGGGTTCGATTCCCTTATGCCGCTCCAAATTTATAGACAGCACTATATGGAATATATCCGGGGACGGCATATAGTGTGTTACACAGTGAACTGCTGGTAAAACCGATAAATGCCCATCCAGCTTTGCAGGACCCGTGTGTCTATAAGATAAATACAGTATGTTATTAATCGCATACCAAGGAATCTTTAATGGTCAGGACTATGAGCAAGCAAATAGCCCCGCTCAGTTGAGGACTGCCCTGAACAATGGTTTCTCTGTAGCAATTGACGCATGGAGAATAGGCTCCGCCACTTATTCAGGAAATGATCAACCGATATACCCGATTGATGACAAGTTCATACAAGGTAGCAGATTTTGGATAAATGCTAGGAACGCTGATATGGTCACGTTCCTCTCCTCACAACCAGCAAACCTCTATCCAAACTGGTTCTACTATGATGACGCTAATCCACCCGCATATGTAACGACTACGAGCGGTAAACTATGGACTTTCGGAACCGTACCTATAAACAATACGAGCGTAGTCGTCCTACCAGAAATTGATGATAGAGGATTATTCAGTACCGTAAAATTGCATTGCTATGGCATATGCAGCACTTATCTGACTTTTATCAGGAGAATGCGTAACGAAGGCGATTGGTATTAAAAATCTGGTCAATGCCAAATACTCTAAATATTTAAATGAGAATTCTTGTAGCCATACTAACTAATAGATTTCCGGATAAACTTGAACGGTGCATTGATTCTGTGAAAAAACAGACATCTGATGTTGTTGTAGTTTGTAATACACTAGATAGAGATTTTATACCACAATCTAGGTATATTGCTGAATCAAGTGATGTTACTTTTGTCGTCACTGAATCCAACGGAACTCCTGCTAAAGGAAAAAATTCAGTACTAGATTATTTTGCTAAAACTGATTATGATTATTTGTTTATCGTAGACGGTGATGATTTCTTAAATAAAGATGCGATTGGAACTTTACACAAGGTTATAGATCAGAGCCCGTGTGATGTGCTTACATTAGTATATGGTGAGCAAGCTTTAGTCGGAGATCAACAAATGTCTATCCTTGAATGGTCTACTACTGACGATTACAAACGAAAATTCACCACAAAAAAGACTATTCGCAATATAAGACCGTTATTGAAGATGAGGGAAGAATTATATCGTATATTACCGTACAATAGATTTTTGCTCATATCCAAAAAAGCACTACCTTATTTTCGTTTTGACGAGGCATTTATTGGATTATCTGAATATCATCTTTCTATAAAACTTTTACATTACACTAAAGATATCGTCTATAAAGGTTTATCTGCCAATGACATTTACGTATATGATGCTAACGATCCGGGTAACTATCGAAAGTTTATGGAAACAATTGACGGTGAAGAGTTCATTGAAAATCTATTACAATCTTTAGCCGAATATGATACATCTGGAGGAATTGATGTCATTTCAGTTGATTGATAGTAGCGTTTCACTTGATTATCTAGAACCATTCTGCAGGGCAGCAGAGAATGATCCTTCACCTGCAGCACAGAACATGGTTATACTTGATTGGGAAAAGTCTCCTGGATCTTTCCTCTATAAACTCTACGTTGACAAGATATACGACAAGGAAAATAAGGGCGGTTATCTACTTCAGATTAAAGACGGTCAGATAATATCTGGTTCTGGGTTTAGCAAATGGAATGTAGATGAGAATGTATGTCTTTTATATTCTAGGACATATGTATTGACCGAGCATAGAAACAACGGTGCACAACGGGTAGGAAGATATAGCTGGGAACAACTCAAATACATGAGAGCATATCAATATAAAGCAGGGATGATTACCTTCAATGAGTACAACGCACGGATTGTAGAATTGTTGAACGGATATAACTCTGCTGAACGAACTCACACTGTAGTAAACGGAGAATACTATAATCGTCACGGCAGAAAATTTGTACCTAGTATCACCTATCCAAAAAAAGTAAACATAAATCATACGGATCAGATAGTAGTATATTACTGTGATGATGCAAGTTACAAAGAAACTTTGTTAAATACGCTTAAGAAACATGAGATAGATTAAATGCTTTATCTTTTTACGATCTTAGGATGGATTTCTTTATTAGCGTTCGTTCCGATGGTGATATATGCCACGTATTGGCAAATCGCTATTTGTCTAATAATGTATTTCGTGTACCAAATGATCGGTGGTAACATCGGCTATCATCGTATCGCTTCTCATAGGATGTTTAAATACTCACGATGGTTAGAAATTGTTACCGTGACGATTGGCGGTTTGATGTTAAAATTTCCTGCAATTTATTGGGTAGCACAGCATAATGCACATCACGCAAAAGCGGACACCCTAGCTGATCCACATAGCATTGAGAAGAACGGTTTCTTTAAAGCAATCTTTATGATTCCTTTATGCACTAACAGCATACATCCTAAATATAACATTCATCTACTGCGTGATAAATTTTATACCTTTCAGAGAGATTATTATTGGTATATCATAGCAGCATATGCAGCAATTTTATATCTGATTGATCCTTTCTCGTTGATCTATGCATGGCTTGCCCCTTGTGGTCTTGTCCATGTTGCTATGACGATGGCAGCAACGTATTCGCATCGAGGTGGCAAACCGCATGATGATCCAATTTTTGCACTATATAGTTTCGGTGAAGGATGGCATCAGTTCCATCACGAGAATCCTAAGGCTTACAAGTTTCACCCAACGTTAGATATAACTGGAAATGTCATTGATCTAGTACGGGTTAAAAAATAGTTGATTTTTTATACAACAAGAGTATAATCTAAAAATGTATGATCAACCTATTCCAAAAACCTTAAAGTGCGAGAGCGTTATAGAAGCCACTGTGGTCAACTGTGAAAGATGCGGTGGGGTAGGATCATATGAGGTGACGACTGAGACTGACTATCATAAAAGATTTTTTGAAACGGCTCGCCAGACTTGTGATATTTGTGAGGGTGATGGTCGGATGATCATTATCCAAGAATATTTCAAAGTTATTAATCTACCTGAGCGGATTACTAGGAAGATTCCGTATAGAGAAAATGCGTACACGCAGATTGATCCGTTTCTGAAGGAAGTCTATCGGATCGCATATAAAATAGATGAGCGGGACCCTACGCTGGAGCGTAAATATCCTGATCTAAAAGCCCTATCTTATGACAATTATGATAAATTGGTAGAGGAATACCGACTTATAGAAATATTAAAAAAGTAGCATAAAAGACTTGACATCGGGCTAAAAAGTTCTTATCATGTAAAATACAAAGGAGATCGTAATGCCAGCAGTATTTTTAGTGTCGGACACACACTTTGGTCATGCCGGAGTGTGTCGCTTCACACGTAACGATGGTGTTACAAAGCTTCGCCCGTGGGACTCAGCTGAGGAAATGGACGAGTTGAATGAGTAGTTCGGAAATTAAAGGTCTTTACTTTTTTAGACAAAACTATTGGATACCTTATGGTCTTAACATCCGAGATAAACTTTGGTGGAGGTTTATGCCCGGAGTTGTGGTCAATGTCCGTTGGCCAAAAGGACAAGTAAAAGTTGGTCCTAGTCATAGAGACGGATATTCTGGGTATGGTCCCGAGTTTGAGTATGTTGATAGTGCTGATCCAAACGATCACTATCGTCCTTGGTTAGAAGAACATGTTGGCAAGCAAGGATGGGATTGGAACTGGGGTATGGGTGATATGGATGCTACTGAAAATCGCCTGACCATAAAGATTAGACAAAAACATGCCAAGTATGCTACGATAGTGGCAATACAGTGGAGTTGAAGAATACTATTTCTTATTAAGATTTGTAACTTGAAATGATCGATTATTGTGCCCAATCGGGTCGATCATTTTACACCTTTCTCCGTGCCATCTATTGAAGTTGCCCATAGACACAGATGACCCGCAATTTGGACAAGAATATTTAGGTGGTGTGATTCCTTTGTTTGAAGGGGGTTTTCCTTTTCTGGCTCTAGATATTTTAGCACTTTTTTCTGCTGATCCTTTTTTCCCTGTATTAGCAATAGCAATATTTTTTTTATGATTTTCGGATTTGGGACGGCCCTTACCAGCCGCAGACATCTTCTGTCTAGATTCTTTGGTAAGTATATTAACCCTACGGAATATCTCAACACTGGATTCTGGGTTGTGATATTTGCCGTTTAGCAGTAATGGATTACCCCAATCTTGTCTGATTGCTATCTGCTCCTGTTGCCAACACTTGACAGAATCGGAATTTTCATATATAATAGTAGCAGTAAAAGCAGTTTTTCCGTATTTCTTTATGTCATTTTTAATTCTGTTAGATGATGTAAAATAAGTGATCCAGAGATCATCTTTAGGAACAATACCCAAAGTTTGATTTCTGTATCGATACCCGTGGTAAAATTCACCGGTAAGTTTGTTGGTTATTGTATAAACATAAGCGTCAATCATATTTGCCCTTTGTTTAGTTATTTATCATTTAGGAGATGTTTATGCCATCAGTTTTTCTTTATTCAGATCCCCATTTTGGGCATCAAGGAGTTTGTAAGTTTATGCGTAATGACGGCGTAACAAAGTTACGGCCGTGGGACACCGCTGAAGAAATGGACGAACATCTTGTTAAAGTCTATAACGAGCGTGTTAAGCCAAACGACAAAATATATTTTTTAGGAGATGTGGCTATCAATCGTAAGGCTCTGGCTACCGTTCTGCGCCTGAATGGTGACAAGGTCCTGATCCGCGGCAATCACGATATCTTCAAGGATTCAGACTATACCGATATTGGATTCCGATCACTGAGGTCCTATCATGTCATGAATGGCATGATCCTGAGTCATATCCCTGTGCATGAAGCAAGCCTTGGTAGGTTTGGAAAAAATATACATGGCCACCTCCATGCTAATCAAGTAATGAAGGCTCGAGGAGTAGATGCTCGGTCCGGCAAAGTATTATATAGTGAAACTGAAATTGACCCACGCTATGTATGTGTATGCGTGGAACAACTTCCAGACTTTGCCCCAATATTGTTTGAAGATTTGTTAAAAAATATCAAACAACGAGATATAGATCTTGGATTCAAAGACGACCGCGAATCCATAATGGGCCTGGGCTAACAGATGACATTTTAGTGGTAGTTCCGTCATTCCACCAATATGTTCCCTGAGCGTGGTGATTTGTTTTACCTTTTAAGACTGACCCTATTCTTCCCGGAGAATACCCAGTTGGGATAGGGTCAGTCTTAAAGATCATCTCCTCGTTGGTACCGTCGGTAATCCAATATTTTTGTCTATTAACATTGGCACCTATAATAGCACCGCGGTTGTTGAATGGTAATCTTCCTTTTTGATATTCCGTGCCTGGTGGCAATTCACTAAACGATTGTTCTATACCGTTGTTCCACCATCGAAGTTTACTTCTAGATATGGATTGTTTTTGTCTTACTTCTTGAGAAAATACTCTACCATAATTTTGGTGTTCTACACCAGATTTCCAACTGTAGGCTTTACCAACATTGGCATTCAACCAACGGTTATCTTTTAGAACTTTTAATTTTTTTAAGACACGACTTTCCCATAATCTGGCTTGATCAACTGAATTAAATGTTCTGCGTATTTTTATTACATCCGGATCGCCGTATTGTTTTCTAATAGATTTAACTTTATCTGAAGAAGTAAAATACTTTTTCCAAAAATCACTTGGATGACAATGATTGGCAAATCTTACACCGTAGTAGTGTAGGTCTAATGCTGTCCAACTTATGTAATAAGTATAAGGAATTCCTGAATAAATATGCATGCTGATAAGGTACTTTCTTGTTAGAGTCAGTGGATATTGGCGTATCGCGACTGGCACTTTTATTTATACTTTTGGTTAAAAAGATCCAGATAATTTTTTCTACATAAAATAAACAGTATGACTAAACTCGATACTTTAGAGACATCTTCGAACATGCTATCAAGCGTATTGAAGCAGAGGGCGGAACGATTGGCTTCAAGAACGGTAATGGACCTGTAATGTAGCTCTGCCTTGGGTCCATTCCGGAATCCGGGTAGTCTTCGGACATCTTGGTTGTAGTTCCGTCGGTCCACATTCACGGACATTTACACTTTTATACATTCTCACGCAGGATGGAAACTAAATATTACTATGAAAACACTTCGCGAAATGATGGACATTGTATTGAGATGGAATTAAGATACGAAGAGCCTAGACTAGTATTTAGGCCAGTCCAAGGTAAGCCGTTGATTTTGGAATATGCTTTGTCTTATTATCCCGAATGCTTTACTCCAACCGGTCTGAATGATAGCCATCTAGTTGAGATCAGACAATGGTGTGCAGACAATGACTGCGGTCATCTTCTTGACGGGTTTGATCCGTGGTGTCATATCGTTTTTCGTAGCGAAAAGGAATTAGCTTGGTTCTTGTTGAGGTGGGAATAAATTGCAGTAAACACCGTTCTTAAGTATTACCTAAGAACATCATGTTTAAGTATAAATACATACATAATAAAGGAAACGTAATATGAATAAGATTAGAACTACCGTCCTATGGTTAATCCTTACGACCCTTGCTATGCTTAGTCATCCTGCTTTCTCACAGGTGAATAACAAGGTAGATAACTTCATGCTAGTTGATGCCCAACATCTTGAGGCACACGAGTTACATAGATTGTCTTACACAAAGGCTATCGTATTAGTATCAACCGGAGATGGCTGTCCTATCGCACGGGCAATGATCCCTGAATTGAAAGCCCTAAAGGCTAAGTATGCTTCTCAGGGCGTAGAGATCATGATGATCAATTCTAATCTACAAGATAGCCGAGATGATATCGTGACTGAGGCTAAGGAATATAAGATTGATATTCCGATCCTCATGGATCATAATCAGTTGGTTGGAGAACAGTTGGGCGTTACCCGTACCGCAGAGGTCTTCATCATTGATCCTAAGACATGGACTGTAGTCTATCGTGGTCCGCTAGATGATCGTTCTGATTACGGAGTACAGAAGAATGCCAGCAAGAGATTTGCCGATGCTGCCCTCACTGCTCTACTAGCAGGAAAGCCTGTTCCGGCTGCGACTCAGATGTCTAAGGGTTGCTTGATTGATTTTGCATCACGGCATACTCCTAAGCAATATACATATGTCAATGATGTAGCACCTATCCTAGAATCTAAGTGTGTAGTCTGTCACCAGAAGAACGGTATCGGTCCTTTCGCGATGAAGGATTATGCGTCAGTGAAGGGATTCTCTCCTATGATCAGAGAAGTCATTCGTACTAGCCGCATGCCACCTTACAACGCTGATCCACACATCGGCAAGTTCTCAGATGACAAGCGACTATTACCCGACGAGATCACGAAGATTGTTCATTGGGTAGAACAAGGTTCTCCACGTGGCGCTGGTCCCGATCCGTTAGCAGCCAAGACATTCGTGGCTGCTGAATGGCCATTAGGTAAACCAGATGCTATCCTTGACATTCCATCTTTTACTATTCCTGCTAGCGGCGTTGTTGATTATCAACATCCTTGGGTAGTCAATCCTTCTAAAGAGGGCAAGTGGCTCAAGGCGTCAACTATCAATGTAGAGAGCCGTCAGGGCGTACACCATGTGCTGACTGGTTACATGAATGATGTGCCAAAGGCAGGGGAATCTGCTTACGAAAACAAGTGGGGAGTATCAGTAGGTGGATATGCTCCTGGTGCAGAGAGCGAGATTGCTCCTCCTAACTCAGGCTCATATATTCCACCAGGTGGAGCCATTGGTTTCCAGAATCACTACACTCCATATGGTAAGGAAGTAACTGAACACACAAAAATCGGACTCTATTATTATAAGGATAACGAGAAGCCTGATCTGATGATTCGTTCTACCGTGATCGTGAATCCGGCTATTGAGATTCCAGCCGGAGATGCTCACCACCAAGAAATGGCTTATGTGACTTTCCCACGTGATGCGTTGCTCTATGCAGCTTTCCCACACGCACACTATAGGGCAATATCTGCTGATCTATGGATTCAATATCCTAATGGCAAGCTAGAAGAACTGCTGAGCCTACCCAGATATGACTTTAACTGGCAGCGTCACTATACATTCGCGACCCCAATTAAGGTTCCTGCAGGTTCTAAGTTGATCGCACATTTCATCTACGACAACTCTAAGAACAATCCATCTAATCCAGATCCAACGATCAAGGTTACATGGGGAGAGCAATCATTCCAAGAGATGTTGTATATGCCCCTGACATATCGCTGGCTTGACGAGACAACTTCGCATCCTGTGACATATGATCAAGACATGAATAAGACTCGCATGATTGGTATGTTTGACACGAATCTAGATGGCAAGCTAGAAAAGTCTGAACTCAAGGGACAGATGGGACAGCAGCTACTCAAGTACTTTGATGTTCTTGACAAGAATCACGATGGTTATCTAGATGAGAGTGAACTCGCAGCCGCACAGTCCATGATGGGTTTCGGAAGACGCCCGAAAGTTGCTACCAAGTGAGATAACTCTTGACTTCCTTCCTAAAATAGTCTATTATTAAAATAATGAAATGAGTAGAAACACCAGAGAAGTTATATTATTGTTATTCTTCTTGACTGTAGCCTTTATCTGGTGGGTATTCTTTATCATTATATCAGTTGTATCTCACACTTTATTCATGATTAATATCGTGTGTGGTACGATCGGGAAACTATTTAAAAGGATCAAACGATGGATAAGAGTTGGACCGTAACCGTAGAAGAAGCATCTGATGGTAGTGGTGATGCCGTCATAGAATTTACTCCTGAAATGCTTGAACAGTTCGGCTGGAAAGAAGGGGATGAACTTGTCTGGACAGACAATGAAGACGGAACCTTCACACTGAATAAGATTGAAGAGACTGAATGGGTCCTAGTAGAAACCCTCTCACAACATAAGGTGAGTTATATGATTGAAGTGCCTAAGGGTAAGGCAGAATATGCGCTGGATACGGTAGCTATGGAACGAGCCAAAGAGTTCAGCCAAGAGCATCTACGTCCTACTGATATCGTTATCAATCACCGTGTTGTCACCAAAGAAGAAGCATTGGCATTAGCCGATGAGCGCAATCCATACGGTGCTTCTTGGGACGAAGAGACTAAGATCAAGAACTTTTTCACAACTTGGAAAGAACAACAGAATGACTGATGTAGCAGAATACATTTACAATGATATGACTGATGACGAGTTGAAGCACTTTAATCTCTGGCTAAAGGATATGCTAAAGTTTGGTCCAGTCAGCGTAACCTTCACCAAGAAGGATGGCACCGAGCGTGTTATGGAATGCACTCTACGACCTGATTTACTACCTTCGGTTGTAGTAACAGAAGACGCAGAGCCAAAGCGAAAGAAGACTGCCAACGAAGATGTTATGGCAGTCTATGATCTGGAAGCAAAAGGATGGCGTAGCTTCACATTAAAGTCAGTGAAGAGAATATCCTTCGCGTTTTAATAGAAGTATTTAATAACGAGTTCAAAGAGATAAGTAATATGTCGGGCATGAGAAAACCCGGCAAAGGAATTGATGTTTCGTAAGTTATATTGATTCTTTAATTAGCTGACTTTCAGTTAATTGCCACTCGGCTGTCTATAGAAGGACTTCAAGCCGTATCCTAGATACGGTTTTGCCATTTGTAGAACATCTTAGCGGAAGAGCTACTTTAAAGATGGATAGGAGTTCTTCGGAACATAAACCCCCTATCAGATCGTAGAGCGGCCCAATTAAGGAAATAGGATGGTTTCTCAACTATCGGCTGTTCACTCAGCCAAATTTTGGAGGGTGCTGATTACCGCACTTTTTATGATACTAATATGTCAAGCACCCGCTAAAGCACAAGACACACAGACAGAAGAATATGATAACGCTACGTTTTTATCAATCGTAGACATTGGTGAAAAGATTGAATATACGGATAAAGACTTATTATGTCTGGCAAAGAATATCTATTACGAAGCCGGCGCTGAGGCGCTCATAGGCAAACTGGCAATTGCCCAAGTCACGTTGAATCGTACTACACAC